TCAGTAGGTTCTAAACCTCAAAAGGATATTGATGAAGTTGTCAATGTTTGGTATAAGGATGATTATAAGGTCACATCTTTGGATATTTCACGAAGTACCTGTTCTATGAAAGGACTTGGCTTTGATAAAGTTGCCCAACTACTACATGAGAATTGTGTGACCTTCATCTCTGAGACGGATGATTATCCTGATAAGAGATGGGTTACCAGAGGTTTTTGTGTTGGAGGTCAATATTATCTTGCCAATAACCACGGGATACCTAGTTATCCTGCACATAGACTCCGAGTAATATGTTCTAATGAGAACTCTGGAGTTAGAGAACAATACAATATTAAGCTCTCTAGCTCAATGATCTACAGGTGGCCAGAAAGAGACTTATGTCTCGTTTGGTTACCACAATGTAGACCTAGGCGAAATTATAAAAGTTTATTTTGCCAGGAAGGTCTCAAGGGTGTCCATCAAGGTTACCTTTTAGATAGAGATCGTACTGGTGAACTTAGAACAAACCGAATCTTGAATGTCAGAAGAGAAAGCATGTTAATTAAAGATCTAAACGTCAAGGGTGAGGTTTGGGTTATGCGTTCTCAGAAGGACACTGATAGAGGAGATTGTGGTTCCATTTGTTTAAGCTTTGATAATTGTGGACCTATTATATTAGGGATACACGTTGCCAAATCAGAACAAAATTTACGGTACTCACTAAGGGTTACTGAGAATGATATAGATAATATGTTATCCAAATTCCCAGTGCCCATGGTTCAATCTGGTGATGTAAATTATACCAGTGAGAGTGTGCCCCAACAATTGGGTCCTTTAAATACTAAAGCTGAAGTAAGGTTCATACCTGATGGTAATGCTATCGTTTATGGATCTTTTAACGGACATAGAACTAAACCTAAATCACATGTTGAACCCAGTCCATTAAGTTATGTTTTAACCGACTATGGTTATAAACTGACACATGGCAAACCAGTCATGCGTGGATGGGAACCTTGGTACAACAATTTGCTACCTTCTTTAGATTCTGGAACACATATAGAGGTTGATACCATTATGAAGTGTGCCGATTCTTTTGCCGAAGATATCGTTAAAGGTTTGGATGATGAAGCTAAAGCTAAACTCATTGAATATGATGATTTTACGGTTACTAATGGAGCAGCTGGTGTAAGATTTGTGGATAAAATAAATCGAAACACAAGTGCAGGTTTTCCATTTAATAAATCGAAGAAACATTTTATTAACAACATCCAACCTCAACATGAACTCCAAGATCCAGTTGAGTTCGACGACGAAATAATGGCAAGAGTTTCCAAGTGTGCTGACAAATATGATAATCTAACACAATATCATCCAATATATATGGCATCACTCAAGGATGAACCTAGGAGTTTCAAGAAAATTAAAGAGAAGAATACACGAGTTTTTACAGGTGGACCTGTTGAACACATTTTCGTGACACGAAGAGAATTGTTATCTTACACGAAGGTTATGCAAGAAAATAAATTTGTGTCGGAATGTGCTGCAGGTACGATTGCTCAATCTGTTGAATGGGATCATATCTACAAATATCTAACTCATTTTGGTGAAGATAGAATTTTTGATGGTGACCATTCCAAGTTTGATAAATCAATGGAAGCTGTTGCTATTTTAGCAGTTTTCCGAGTGATTACTCAAGTATTGGAGAAATGTGGTGCTTCACAAGAGCATATAAATAGATGTTGGTGTATAGGCTATGATCTAGCCTTTGCCTTCATCAATTTTAACGGAACCCTCATCCAGATGTGTAAGGGTCATGTTTCTGGTGAAGCTCTCACTGTACTTGTAAATAGTCATTGTAATAGTTTGTATTTAAGATATGCATATTCAAAGGTGCACCCCATGAAAATATGCTCTGATTTTAAGAAAAATATAACTCTTATGACCTACGGTGATGATTTTGTAGGAGGAGTTAATCCATACTGTGGATTCTTTAATTTCAGAGTACTCAAGGGTGAGCTAGCGAAGATCGGATTAAAGATCACACCTGCTGATAAAGAGGCTGGTGATTACGATCTTATGAATATTCAAAAAATCAATTTCTTGAAGAGAAATTTTAGATTTGAACATGAATTTCAGAGATATGTATGTCCTTTAGATGTAGAATCAATTAGGAAATCACTGATGGTTAATGTTAAATCTAAAACTATCCCTGAAGAGATGCAAAGTGCACAATGTATAGGGAGTGCTGTTCGTGAATACTTCTGGTATGGACGTGAGACATTTGAGAAAGAAAGAAGCTTTCTCCAACATATAGTCTCATTGACGCCAGAAGTTGAGGTGTACGTAGACGGAAGCACATTCCCGACCTGGAGAGAATTGCATAATCAATATAATGATATTTCTAAATCAATTAGAGAATTTAATGTTGATTATCATTTGTCTCTTTATAGATAATAGGAACACTCGGTGCTTACTACCTTAAAGTGTGGTCAATTACAATTTGTATCTAGTGGTTGTGATTGGAATTTAAACTAGTATGCGGCGATCTACCGGCCTTAAGGAAAACGGGTAGACTTTACACTTAGAGTGGCTATCTTTTGTATCGTATAACAACTTGCCTTCGGAAATATAATTAGAGGCTCAAGCACCTGTGGAAGTGCTTGCTGTGGCTCACGTACACAGTTAGAATACGTGGATACTAGTGTCGTAACTGGTTGTGAATACAATGACACTAATATGAACAGTTTAACTATACAATCTGGAGAAGAAGAAGCCGAATCGAAGATGGAATCTAACGAAGATCAATCCGAAGTTGTAACCATTAATATGCCTGTTTCATCTGCTGTAAATTATGCGGCAATTTATGATGATGTGGCTACTGATATTTACACTGAAGATTTCAAGTTAGGCGAATTTTTGAGTCGACCTACAAAATTGATTCATACAACTTTTACACCGGGAGCACCTTTTGCAACCGCTGATTATCAAATTTGGAAAATGTTTTTCTCCAATACTCGCATCGCTAAGAAATTAGACAATTTTGCTTATATCCAATGTACCCTTAAATTGAAGATTGTTGTGAATAGTACACCTTTTGTTTATGGTATGATAGGTTATACCTACACACCACAAACAGGGCTCACATTTATCAATAGTGATGGAAATAATAAAATTTGTCTATCCCAGAGACCTACCACGTGGGTTGATTTATCAACATCACAAGGTAGTGAAATGGTACTCCCATTTTTCCATTACAAAAATTGGTTGGAGATTGGATCTCTACAAGAATGTCATGATTTCGGTGAATTGAAGATTTGGCAGTTAGTTCAAGCATCTGTCGCTAATGCTGGTATAACCTCGACACCTTCTGTGACTGTGTATGGATGGATTGAAAATGTTAAATTATATGGTAATACTATTAATTTAGCTGTTCAATCTGGGGAAGAAAAGGATGATAGTTATCCTAACGGACCCGTTTCATCAGTTGCTTCAACTATTGGAAACGCTGCAGATTATTTTGCTAATATTCCAATTATTGGACGATTCGCTAAAGCTACATCTATTGGAGCAAAAGCTGTAGGAGCTATTGCGACAATGTTCGGTTTTACTAATCATCCAATAATTACGGATGCATCACCAATTAAGAGTCAACCTTTCCATGGTTTAGCATCAGCACATATTAGTAATGTAGTTGATAAATTAACCTTGGATCCAAAGAATGAATTGTCTATATCACCTACCACAGTTGGTTTACCGGCAAGAGATGAATTAGCAATCGCAGATTTGACCTCAAGAGAGAGTATCATCGCAACAGCATCTTGGGCAACAACGAGTGCAAGTAGTACATTACTATTTGCAAGTAATGTTTGCCCAACAATGTGCGAAGCTTCCAATGCAGTAACTAACCAATGGAAATTAGTCGATACACCTCTCGGCATGACATCTAGAATGTTCTCGAATTGGAGAGGAGATATCAAATATAGATTTAAGATTATTAAGACTCCATACCATAAGGGTTCGTTAGTTATTAACTACGATCCTGCTGGTAATATTATTACAACTAGTGATAATAACAATGTGGTCCAAACAGTCATCGTCGATATCTCTGAAACTGATGAGTTTGAAATAGTTGTACCATATATGGCACCACAATCTTTTTTGCGTAACAATCCTGTTACACAAAATGATTGGGCTGTAAATGGTGGGGCTATTTCAACGTATGATGCAGATTACCACAATGGTAGACTTACTGTCCGAGTTTTGAATAATCTTACAGCTCCTTTAGATACTGCAAGTGCTTCACTCGTCGTATGGGTAAGTGGTTGTGATAATTTCGAATTAGGCAATCCTAGTGATTTACGTTTAGGTACTACTAATCAATACAGACCATCACCATTTCAGATTCAATCTGGAGAGGAAACTGTCACAAAAACTAAACGATTTGTTATGGGGGTCTCTACGCTCACAACACCACACATCTATGATGTCAACTTTGGTGAACGAGTGGCTTCTGTCCGTGAATTAATGAGAAGAGCCATGTATATAAATATGGAGAGAGCTAATACTAATACGTCAGGTACATCCTTGAATAAGTATGTGTTTACACATACCAAGTACCCACCTGCGTATGGTTTTGACTCTAATGGTATACATGGGGCTCAACAAATCAATGGAGCTGGTGTTGATGTAAATTTTAACTTTACACATCCAAATGTTTACAATTGGTTGCAAACCTGTTTCGTTGGACAGAGAGGTTCTATGATTTGGCATTACTGTGGATTACATGATGAACAGATACCTACAATGAAAGTTTGCCGTGTTACAGAAACAACTGTAACTACACGTGCAGGCTTGAGAGTTTTGACTGCTAATGTATTAGGTACATCATACAGCGCTTCAGCTAAAAGTTCAATTGAGAACGGAGCTGGATTGTCTGGACAATCACTAATACATCAAGCAACTCAAGCTGGTTTATCTGTATTGTACCCACAATACTCCAAATTTAGATTCGTATCTGCGGATCCCGAATATAACACATATGGTGACGCTAAAGATGATACCATTAATGAGAAATTTGAACTCACTGTGATCAACGCAAATAACGGAAGATTTTCCGGTTATGATCGCTATTGTTCTATTGGACCTGATTTTAACTTCTTTTTCTTTGTGAATGTACCGCCAAGATATAACTATGTTATACCATCGGCAGCTGCATTTTAATTTATATATGTATATTTGTATTTTAAAGTAATCGTTTCGACACGATCGAACGATTCTTTTCCAAAACTTATGTTTTGGTTTCTTTAACGCTTGGCCGCAAGGCTGCAGCATAAACATCCGGAAGGACTCATAGAGTTCTATCCCTTTGGTGGATTTTATAGCTGCAGCAATGCAGTGAAATTTTTTACCACAAACCAAACAAAGTCGTGATGTTTATGAGGCTACAAGTTAG